CTAATTATAAATATATACTTATTTTAATTCCTCACGAATATTTTCCTCATTTAACAAACTACTTCCTTTAAACATGTCTGTTTTACGAGATATTCCATCAAACATATTTTTGTTTTGTATATAAATAGCTTGAGTATATGATGGAGACTTAATACCTTCATTAACTTCTTCTTCATCTTTATATCTACCTTTCATAGAATCAACACCTAATCTGTCTCTACCAAAAGGATCATTTTGAGTATTAATAAATGATGGTTTAGATTGAGGTCTACCAGGCATATTTACAATATTAGGATCATTTTCATCAAATCCTGGAGGTACATCTCTAGTTGTAGTGTATCTACCTTTTCCATAAGCATTAGCTAATTGATGTGGTGTACCATATACTTGGCCTGTTTCAGCTGGATCATTACCTTCTTCTTCAATTTGTTTAAATCTGAATGAACGTTTTTTATCTTCTGCTACTAAATCTCTATATTCATCAAACTGATCTTCAATAAATTAGTTTCTATAATTGATGAAGCTAAATCAACTTTTTCTTTCATTAAAGCAACACGCTCTTGATCATATATAATTGAAGGAGTTGTTAAATTTAATTCAAAATTAGTTAAACTTTCATTATCATAACCTTGAGTATATAAATGTACTAAAGCTATTTTTGTTAATTCACTAATTAATATACGTTGGATTCGTTCAATTGTACGAGCAAATCTAATATCTTCAGCTGCTAATGTAGCTTTACCACTTAAATCTTTTTCATATCCTAAATATGCTTTAGGTACTTTTAAAGCAGCGAATAATTTTTCTCTTAAATAAGCTACGTCTTCAATACCATTATATTCTAATCCTTTAGCTGTATCAATTTTAGTTGTAGCATCACCACCTCTAACAGGTATATAAATATCTTCTAACATGTTTTGCATGTTGAATTTCAAATTATAATTACCAGTTTGAGGATCAATAAATGGAGTTTTTTTAACTTTTTGCATCATACGTTGCATATAGTTTTCAACTTCATTTGGTGGTATATTACCTACATTAACATAGAAAACACGTTTTTCAGGTGCGCGTACAATTCTATGAATTAACATAGCATCTTCCATTAATATATACTGTTTAAATAATTTTCTTCCTGGTTCAAGATATGATCTACCATATGGTAAATAATTTACATCATTAATTAAACGGAAGTGAGCAATTTCATAATTTTGAAATAAAATACCTGTGTCTTGACCTGAATATGAAGCGTAATTAGCTGTAACACCTGTAGCAGCTGTTGGATCATATCTAAATCTAACATAACCTGGGTTTTGAGTATCAACTCCTTCTTCTCTTATCATTGTATAAGCTGAGAAAGGAATAACATTATATACACCAAATTTTTCAGCGATTTCTAATTTTAAATAAAAATCACCATATTTACACATATTACGAGTCCATGACCAAAGATTAAATTCAACATTTAAAACATCGTAAAATAAGTTATACAAAATTTTCTGAATGTTTTCATCTGATGATCTAATTTGAAGTACTTCACCTTGTTCATTTTTTAAAGTGCATTCATCAGATACTATATCTAAAACAGATGATACAATAGCATCTGTATCCATAGATTCATAATCAGCATATAACTGAACACGAATATTTTGATAATTTTGAGCTGAATTTAAATTGTAAATTCCTGGACCTGAAGTAGTATAAATTTTCTGAAATCTATCTACTAGTGAGTTTGTTTGAAGAACACCTAATGACTGAATTCTATCAGTATCCATTACTGATAATTGGTTTCCACCTGCGTTTCTAATAACAACATCAGATGAAAAAAGTCTTTGTAGTCTTCCGAATAAAGAAGTATTTGCCATTTATATATAAATATTTATTAACCTATAAGCCAACCTAAATTTTCTTTTCCTCCCGCACCATCATCCATAGTCCAAGGATCATTATGAACATTATGTGGATTATTACTTGATACAACAGGCATATAACCACTAGATATACTATTTAAACTAGCTCTAGCCAAATCAATACCAGTTTGTTTAAATCTTAAACTAGTGTCACGTAAAAACATAGCAAAACCAAAACTCATAACCAAGTCATCATTATAACCATCCATAGCTTGTGCTTTACCATTTTTCCATATAAACGTTCTTAATTCTTCTAACATTCTTTTTGATTGTATTGTAACGGAACGTTCGTGAATATAACTAATAAGTTTTGAGATGACAAGCGGTCTTGTACGAAGAGAGTTAGTAAATCCAGGAACCATACCAGTTCCATTTTCATAACGATTAAGATACATTTCAACATTAGTTAAAGCAGCATCTGAGTTAGGAGAGTAATATAAATTTCTATAATTTCTATCAATAGCTGTTTGTATAACATCCCAACCATAAGTAGCATTTTCTATAACTAATAAAGCATCATTATATTCAGCGGCCACACCAATTAAAAAATTACCATAATCTCTAGTACCTAGTTGACCTTTATACTCAGCAACTTGTGTATTTGAATCAACGTCAATAACATGAAATGCTGAAAAGTCTTTACCATCTCCTCTAGCTACGTCAGCTGTTACAACATATGTTCTTGAAAAATCTGGATGTTCCCATATCCAATAATTCCCATCAATACCTCTTCTTTCAATTGGATCTTTTTGATATGTTTCTATATACCAATTTAATATTTCTGGTTCAATAGCTGTATCACCTGATGTACTAAAATCACAATCACATTCTTGAGCTGCTAATCTAGGTCCTAAGTCAGCAGTTTGTTGATCTCTCCAACGTTGATCTCGTTCTGGGTGGACAGTCCATGGTAATCTAATAGGTAAAAAGCTATTTTCTTTAGCTTCTGCTTTAGTCCATGTTTTATGAAACCAATTACCTGTACCGTAAGGAGTAGATATAGCTATACATCCACCACCAGTAGCTAAGGTTTGTTGAGCACTAGCAAAAATTTCTTCAATACTATCAATAAATGCAGCTTCGTCAATAATCAACAATGAAACAGCTTCACTTCGACCTGAATCGCTTGCTGCTGATACTGCTTTTACTTGAGATCCATTAGCTAGTTTAAGTGATAATTTATTATTTTCTATTGTTTTTAATTTGAGCCAACTTGGTAAATTTTCATAACCAAATTTAACTTTAGTTACTAAGTTTTTAGCTGTTTCTTGTTTAGTAGCAATACAAAGTACATTTTTATCTTTTTGAAACAACATTAACCATAAAGTATAGGCACCAACTAATGTGGATATACCTAACTGTCTTGATTTATTGACAATATTATAATTATTATTCTGGAATAAATGTAAAACTTTTTCTTGGAATGGATATAAATTAAATTGGGTTCTACCTCTTGTTGGATGTTGAATCCAATAATACTTCTTCATAAAATAAACAGGATCATTAGCACATTTTACATACTCCTGTCTAATTAGTGTTTTAATATCTTGTGGATGTTGTTCACTCATAATAATATAGCTATAAAACCAATAGTAGTGCCTATAAACGCACCTACTATTTTAGTAATTGTTTTGTTTAGTTTATCAATTTTATTGTTTTTTTCGTTAATTATACCGTTTTTAGATTCAATTACTCCATTTAAATCTTTAATTTTATCATCTAATATAACACGAGTAGAATCACAAACATGAATAATACTATCTTGTCTTAGAATAATATTATCCATATGTTTTATTGAATCACGAGTTACTACTAATTGATTTTTAAGATTATCCCTTTCAGTTTTAACCAACAAAGCATTTCTTAATGATTTAATTGGAACAATTACTGTTGAATCACTTAAACGCTGTTGTGAACTCACTGATGATATCATCATCAGACATATTATTAATGCGATTATGTTCTTGTTCATATTGTTTTTTATATTCAGCTGCTTTTTTAGCTGTTTCAGTTAATTTAGTTTTGTCTAAAATTAATAAAGAATCTAAAGTTTTCCTAGTTGAGTCTAATGAAGCTATTTTAGTATCTTTTTTATTAATTTCTTTATACAAAGAATCAATTGTTTTTTGATATTTAACTTCTTCAAAAGAAACATCATTAGTACGAACTAAAAGGAACCATAGTATTCCTATAGTTCCTAAAAGTATAACTATTTGTGTTATATATTTCTTCATTAAGATATTAAATCTTCAACTGTATTATCCCAAACATTTAATAAGTTTGTATAAGTTTCACCACCTTTTCTTAAACCAATTTTACCACCTTCAGATTTTGGACGAGTTAAATAAGCAATAAAGGCTAAACGTTTAGCTTCTTTAAATTTAGGATCTTTAAGTTGTTCTTTAGAATTTTTTAATTTATCAATAATAGCTTTACCTGCTTTATCAATAGCTATTGTTCTTTCAATACCTTTAGCTCCACCTAATTCTTTTTCAGCGGCGGTAACATCAGCTGATCGTGGTCCATCAATATCTTTAACACCAACAACTTTGTCTCTAGTCATTGACATAGATGGTTCTTTTGGAGTTGATGTACCTGGTTTACGACCTCTAACACCTGGTGTTTTTGGTTCTTGTGGTCTAACATCTGATGTTTTACCTAAACCACCAATTTCTTCTGAGTCTAATACAGAATTAAAATCTTTTAATGGATCTTTACCTATAATAGCTTTAATAGTTGCTTTAGTAAATGGTTGACCAACTTCAACTTCATCTCCTTTTAAAGCTTGAGCAACTAATTTTTTAGTTCCAGTATATTTGTTAGGATCAATTTTATCTTTTTGGTCTTTAGTAATTGTAAAGAAATTAGCCATTTCTTCTAATTCTTCAGAAGATTTTTTATCATCTTCCATATCTTTTTCTAATGCTTCGATATGAGCAGCGTCATCTTCTTCAGCATCTCTATAATATTTTTTGCTTTTTTCTTCTAAATTTTTAATACCCATTAAAGCCTTAAAAATTTCATGTTCAGACTTACCTAAAGCTTTAGCTACATCAGCAAAAGTTGTTTGAGGATTTTTACCAAACATTTCATTGTACTTTTTCTGAATGTCGGAAGCTGTTATTTCATCTAAAGCATCTTTTTCAAATGGTATTGCTTCTTCAATACTTTCATTTAATGAATTAAGTTTGCTAGAAGGTGTTAATTTGTTTTCATTTAAGAATTTAGAGAATGACTTATGGTCAAATTCAGGGATATTAAAATGTGAGCTCATTTTGATTTAGTTTTATTTATAAATATGATCAATAATAGCTTTAACGCGATTTTCTATTGACCCTGATATAGTTAGTAAGTTTTTAGGTGGATATAAACTTAATAAGTTACGAATTTGATAATCAATTTCATCTCTATAAGTAGCATCTGTTTCTCTTATACCATTATCTTCAATTTCTACTCCATCAGGTTTAACATAAACTACTAAATCATATTTGTCTTTAAGAGACATAGCAGCTTTTTCAAAATTATATTTGTCACTATTATTAATAGATTTAGCTAAAGCAGTAAAAGCACAAACATCCCAAATTGTTCTATCAGTTAATATATCAGTTTGTAATAATTCTGTAGCTCTTTCAGCTAAAAATATAAATTGACCTTCTAATGTAGAATCAGTATTTAAAGGAATACCTAAACTATTTAAATACTTAGATCTTTCAGTTGCTTTATTATAATCAATAAAATGATTATCTTTAATTAAATGATTAATCAATGTAGTCTTACCAACAGACATTGTTCCACATAAACCTATTTTCATATTAATTAATACTCTCT